TTTTTATATACCATGCAATTTAAGGCATGGAAAAGAATTGATTTAAATAGCACTACTACAGATGCAGGCAAAACTCCTCAAAAACTTGATTCTAATTATTTTCAAAAGGCAGTCTCTACTTTGAACAATGCCAGAAGCGCTATGAGCGCTTCTTTAAATGTTGTTAAAGCAGTAAGAGCAGACTTTAGACAAGTTTTTGATCAAGTAAGAAAAGTTACGCTTTTTTATAAAGATTTAGGAGGGTTAGCTCTTTCTGTTTCTGATTTATCGAATCAAATTGGCAAGGATATAACTGCTGCTACTAAGAAAAGAGTGACCGATACAGCTCAGGGCGATGCTGCATTTAAATCAGCGTTCGGTGCAAGTTCAAACAAAAGTAAATCATCGGGTAGTAAAATAAAATCAACTGTAGCGTCAATTAAACAAAATACAGAAGTAAATGAGGGGGTTTCTGACGAACAAGTAGCGGCAGGGCTTCTTGGTAAAGAAGCTAAAGATGCTAACGAAGCCTCCAGCTTAAATAATGTTTTTAATGAACCTGAAGGAAATTTCGACTTTTTTAACGCAGTTTCGTTGGATGAATTAACACTTACTCCTCAACAAAATATCGCAATACAGGATGAAATAGAAAAAAACTCTTTAATTTCTATTGAAGAAATTAAGGAAATAACTAAAAATTTACAAAGTTTGATACTGGATATAACAAATAATTTTGGTGCGGGAGATGCTAATTTTTCAAAAATATTTGACAGACCTGCTCCCAAGGAAAGAACCATACCGATGACTCTGGAGGAGTTTGAATTAGTTGTAGCTTTAGAAAATGCCGTTCTTGAATTAAACATATCCACGGCCACGAGGGAGTTGGACGACTCTAGAAGACAAAGTCCTTTGGAATATGTAGGGGGATTGGCCGACGATTCGGGAATTCCATTTAATTCTTCTTCAACAGCTAAATTTTTGGCACCAGTCCCATATGGGTTAACAATAGAGCAAATTTCTGCAAGATATCTTCAAAATCCTGATAGATATAATGAAATTATAACTTTAAATGGATTAAGATCTCCTTATATTGATGAAGAAGGTTTTTCTTATAATTTATTATCAAACGGTGATGGTAGACAATTTAATGTTTCTTCAAAAGAAAACTTGTTTACAGGACAAAAAGTACAATTATTTAGCAATACTGTTCCAATGTTCACAAGAAAAATAACATCAATAGAAAAAATTTCAGATACAAATTTTTTAATTACAGTAGATGGTTCTGATGATTTAAATTCTTTAACAACAACAGATAACGCCAAGCTCAAGGCTTTTCTTCCGGGAACTGTAAATAGCCAAAATCAAATCTACATTCCTTCCGACGAAACCATTACTGAAGAGGCTCGTACGTACGATATTCCTTTTTTAAAAGAGGACACACTGACAGGTTTTTCCAAAGTAGATTGGTTAATCGATGATTATGGAGATGTCGTTGTGAATTCATTTGGTGAAATGGCATTAGCAAACGGGACTACAAACCTTGTCCAGGCTTTAAAAATGAAAATAATGACACAGAAAGGTTCGTTACTTTCAAACCCCGATTTTGGATTAGGACTTACTCCGGGAGTTAGTGTTTCTGAAGTAGATATCGAAAATGTATTAATTGATCTGAGGGATATGGTATTGCAAGATCCAAGATTTTCTGATATTGAGAATATAGAACTAAATGTTCTTCCTCCAACCGTATCCATTAGTATAAATGCAGTCTTAGCTAACGGTAAGGGAATATTTCCTATTAATTTTTCTGTGTAATTTCAATAGTTTATAAAAAAAAATTAATAAAATATTTTTTTATATTCGCACTGAATCTTTATTATATGTGATAATATATAGTTAAAGAGGATTAAATGGCTGAAGGTTTACCTACCCCAAAATCTAGAGAGCAGATACTGTCCGAAATGCTTACGGAATACACAGGACTTACTGGTGTTAACGATCTTAACACAGGATCTGTATTAACTCAATTTTTTGATGTTGTAGCAAGATCTGTAGCTCGTACCTCAGGTGATATATTTCAAATACTTAGGGATTATTCGGTTGATAGAGCCACCGGAGAAGCACTAAACAGAATTGGTGAAGAAGAAAGAATTTTTAGAAAAACTTCAAGAACGGCCAGCGGGATTGTCAAGGTAATTGATTCTTCGTTTCAGAAAATATCTACAAAAGTTTATGCAGGAGCTTCATCTCCAAATATCGGCACTAAACAAATAAAAGTATCTGATGCTTCTTTATTCCCCGCATCTGGAACCATCTATATAGGAAGAGGAACTCCAAATATTGAGGGACCTTTATCGTATGGTACTCAACTTCCTTTAACACCGCCTTTTCAGAGCGGATCTTATTGGATAATTACTTTAGATTCTCCAACTACTAAATTTCATAATATTTCCGAAACAGTGATCCTAGGTCAGGGAGGAGTTAGAAATATCTCTGTTGGAACTACAGTCCTATCTCCAGGATCTGGTGCGGTTGCGGATATTAATTATACAATCTCTTCAGCGGCTATATTGCTCGATGGAGAAAATGAAAACCCGTTCGTACAGGTTGTTGCTCAGGAACCCGGATCTGCGTCAAATGCTCCAGCCGGAGCTGTAAGACAGTTTGGATCTGCGCCATTTACGGGTGCAGAAGTTATCAATGAACGTCCTTTTACAACAGGAGCCGATACCGAGTCCGATGATGACTACAGAGACAGAATTAAAAAAGAGAGACTAGCTCGAGGTTTGGGAACCGCTTTGGCTGTTAAAAACGCTGTTCTTGGCGCTCAAGCTTCTGATGAAAATGCCATAGTAACCTCTAACGAAATCGATACCACAAACCCCGAGGAGACTATTCTCTATATAGATAACGGCCAGGGTTACGAAGAAAAAACTTCGGGAGTGGGTATAGAATATATTGTAGATTCTGCAATAGGTGGAGAAAAAACTTTTCAACTTTCTACCGGTGGAAGACAAACTTCTGTTGCAAAAGCTTTCTTAATTTCTTCTGAAGTTTCACCTTATAATATCAATTCATTTGATAAATTAGCTATTTTAGTAGGAAATTCAATATCCGAACATACTTTTGGATTAAATGATTTTAAAGCAACAGGATCTGCTACGGCATACGAGATTGTTGCCAGTATTAACGGTAATCCCGATTTAAAATTTGAGGCAACAACAGCAGAAGGCGGATCTAAGGTTTTAATTAAAGCAAAAACAGAAGATAATGAATTTTTGCAACTATCTACACCAACACTTGGGGTGGATGCAGGACCTGTTCTTGGTTTTCCTAAAAATGAGGCACAAACTATTTTACTTTATAAAAATAGAGAATTGCTTAACAAAAATGGAGTAGTAGCTTTTGTAACATCTACTCCACGATCTAGTTGGAATAGTGCTATAACCTCTGGCGATACTTTAATTATAGCTATTGATGGAACGGATCCTGTAACTTATAGTTTTACAAATCAAGATTTTCTAAATGAAGGACAGCATTCTTCTGTTTCGAGCCAGAATACGTTGTCATCATGGGCAAATGTTATTAATAATAAAATAACTGGTATAACAGCCGAAGTAAATGGCGAGCAATTAAAATTAACAAGTAATTTAGGATCTGCCAATAGAGCTTCGATCGATATAAATTCTTCCTCAACACTTGTTAGTAAAGGAATGTTTTCAATATCTTTTGGACTCTCTGCACAAGGAAATGAAGCTGATTTTCAATTTTCAAGAAATACCGCTCAAATTAAATTAAACACACCTCTTGTTAAGGGCGATTCTTTGCGAATAGGATCTGAATTTACAAGAGCGGAAATAAATAGTGAAAAAATTTCTGGCGGACAAGTTACGATTTCCGGTACAGCGTACGTCTGGTTGCTTGTTGACGACGTAAACGCTAAACCAATCTCTACTGGAGTGGTCGGAGATACATATTTAAGCATATCCAAGCCGGGATCAGGAATCGTTCGGTATACCAGTAGTGTTTTAACTGCTTTTGAAAATATTCAAATTGGAGACTATATAATCATATGGTCAGAAGAACTTTCTGCTACAAATAGATTAGAAGGTCGTGTAAACACTGTAACTTCCAATACTCTTGATATTAAAGTTACAACGACGGAAGAAACTGCTGCTATTATGGAAGGGCCGATTCTGTTTGTTGAAGGTTTTACCGCTGTTAGGTGTGATAAAACTCCTCAAAAAATTAAAATTTCTGCAGGAACTTATAATATAAGCAGTATTGCAACAGATATAAACGAGCAATTAACGAATGCTGTAGTAAAAATCGATAATGATGAAGTATTTGTTATTAGGACAAATACCGAGGATTTAGACGGCGGATTATTTTTAATTGATTTTAATACGCCAGCAAAAAATCTTAACTTTATAAAAAATTCTATTTCTCAAAGTATAAATTCTCAATTTGCTTTTTATGAATCAGGAAATAAAGATAACCAGTTTCCTGCATTTATTCATGGTAAAATAACGGCGGATGTTTATGCGGATCCTTCTGATAGTTTTATCACTACTATAGCATCCGATGAAAATTTAGGCGCTCTAGGAGCTGAACCGTCTGGTTTTTTGTGTTTTTCTCAGTCGTATGGGTCAGTTAAAGATGTAGTTTCTACAGAATGTGTAGAAATACAAAACTTTTCAGGGTCATTAATTAATTTAGAACAAAGTGCTTTTTATAGAAGAAGCAGAATAAATGACAGATACCATGTTTTGACTGGATTTGATTTTGGACACGAAGATTCAGTAACGGTTATATTAGATAACGATCCAAACCAAAAGGCCTTTGATATGCCGTTATATAGAACGGCAATAACAGATAATACCACAGTTCTTGCGAACCCTGATGAGTTCAGGGCTTACGATGTTGAGGGTGGAGAATCAGATTTTACAGATTTTTTTGACGCAAATTTTTCTTTTGATAATTATAAATGCTTAATGCAAGCAAGAAATATGATAGATCCAGGCAATCCTTCAGGATCTGTTATTTCTTTCCCAGAAGATGCTATTCTTTATAGATCTGTTGAATGGGGAAGATCTGGAGAAAAAATTGGAATAGGGTATTTCTATCCTACATCTTCTGATCAACCCATAGCTCATGAAGCTATCGTAGATACTCAAGTTGATATAAAAATTTTTTTAAAGTCCGGCCCTTCTAGATCCGTTACAATCGACGAAACTACAGAATGGAATGTATTGATTAGTTCACTATCACCGGATATAGACTTAGTAAGTTACGTACACACAGGAACCGGATCCGCTCCAGGATTGGGTGTAATCAATGTTGGTGATTATGTAACGATTTTAGGTACAGGAGAGTTTGATTCTAAAAATATAGGGTCATTTAAAATTTATTCTAAAACAGCATCAAGTTTTACAATAAAGAGATCTTCCGGATCTGCAATTGCTCAATCAAATGTTGCAACATTGCAAAATGATACTATTTCTTTCTTTGAATCATCTGCTACAACTGCTCAAGAAATTGTTACTTATGTAAATAATAATCTATCTGAATTTATTACGTCTTCATTAATAGATGATGCAGGAACAAGCGGATCCGGCATAATAGACGATTCTACCGAAGAAGACTTGAACTATGTAAGTAATTTTGTCAGATTGCTAGATGGTAAAAATTATATTTTAACTAGCAATATAGCCGCTGGAGCAGGACTTGCTCAGTTTAGTTTTAAAAATTCGTTATCTTTAACTTCTTTTTCTACAAATACACCTGATGCTTATAATTTTAACAATAAAGAAAAAATAAGACTCGTTCCAATTACTGCTAATCAAGTTTCTAATTTTTTAAATGTACTAGCTGTTACGGGGTTTACAACACTCGGACAGATAAAAGTTGTTGATAGAAATTCTAGATTACAATTATCCACATCTCTACTAGGTGAGGCTGGATCTATTCAAATTACAGGAGGATTTGGAACATCTACTTCTGCTCTTGTAGAAGGAAGCGCAGCTTTTATTGGAGAGCAAGCTAATGGGCAATGTATAATTTCAATAAATGCGGCCTCTGCTTCAGGATTTCATTCTGATCAGTGGGTTAAAGTTTCTGCTTCTAGTAAACAAAAAAAGATAACACTAATCGACGCTACTAATTCAATCAAAATAGACCCTTCTATTTCTTTTCCAGAAAAGTCTGTTATAGAAATTTTTGATAAAAAAATACAACAGAGATTTTTTGGAAACAATAGGTATCATACTCGTACTCAAGGCAAAACATTTAAAATTGAAAAACAAGGACAGTTTGCTTGTATTTCTTGGAATGAAATAGGGACTGAGCCTTTTTTCTTAAAAACAAATGTTAATTTAAAAGATACTTCACCAGGTACTTTAACTATTTACAAAGACAATATAAATAATTTTATAGTTATAACTGTAGACTCAGGCGACATGAGATTTGATGAGGTAGCAATTGGTGATATATTAACTATTTCTAATAGATTGAACTCTCAAAATAACGGTCAGTTTAAAATAATCGGAATATCTGATAATGCCAAATCTTTATATTTTACAAATTTAAATGCTGTAAACGAACTGGTTGAGGGAAGTTTTACAATTACAGATAATGTGTTAGTATTAGGGCAAACTTTTACTGTGGGAACTACTTCTTTGACTGAAGGAGTAGATTTTATAGCAGGAGCAACAACTGAAGATACTGCTTCAAATCTTGCTGCAGCTATTTCTTTATTACCAGACATTATCTCTACTTCTTCTGCATCTATTGCAAATATTGCCAGCAGCATTCCTAATGTAGTAGTAGCGATATCTGTTACAGGATCAGGAGCGGTTGCAAGTGGAGCATTTATGACTGCTCCTACCTATAACTCAGGAGATCTTTCTGTTAAATCAGAAGTACAAGAAGGCGATTCTGTTAATATTTTAAGTGATTTTAATGTATTAAATAAAGGATTATATAGAATTATTAGAAGATTTAAAAATTCTATTTATATCGATAATCCTAATGCAGTTGAGGAAGAAGTAACACTTGGCACCCAGATTGTGAGTACAGATTCTGACTTACTTACAAATTATAATATTACTAAATTAGATCGAATAAATAGATTGACTTGGGGAGGATCTGGAGCACAGCCATCTTTTGCTAACTTACGCCCTGGAGATATACTTACTCTGGGTATAGATTTCAATATCTCTAACAGAGGGTCTTTTCATATAATTAATTCTGATTCAACTTTTGTAGATTATATTAATGTTAACGGAGCGACTGAGTCAGGAGTAGTTATTACGGATACTATTCAATTTCATAGGGAGGCTATGAAATTTAAAGAATACGAAGGAGCAGTTCCGGGAGATGTTTTTGTTATTACTAGTAACTTTTTAGGGAATTCAAATAAACAAAAATTTGAGGTTTTTGAAGTTTTAAATGAAGCAAAAATACTTGTAAAAGGAGCATCTTCAAGCACACCACAAACAGTGCTCGGGTCTAATTTTAATAAAATATATCTAGAAGAAAAAACCCCATACCTTGGATATAAAAAAATATCTTTTGTTTCTACGACTCCTGCTAATCTAAGTAATAAAAATTTAGTATTTGATTCTCCAAATCAATTTGAAAAAATTACAGAAATAGGTAATGTTTCCTTAGCTGGAATGTCAAAACTTGCATTTGATACGGTAATAAACAAAGGTATAGATGCATATAAATACAATACAGGATTAATTGCCGAAGTTAATCGAATTGTATACGGAGATCCACGGGATAATACCACTTACCCTGGAGTTGCTGCAGCAGGGGCTGAAATATTTATTAAACCTCCTCTTGTTAGACGAATTGAGGTTTCTATTAATGTAAGAATTAAAACAGGAGTGCCTTTTACTGCAATTACCGAGGAAGTGAGAAGTTCTGTGGCCGCACTAATTAACGCAAATCCAGTAGGGCAGGCTATTCCTATTTCTAATATTGTAAGCACAGTAGGCTCGATCGTCGGTATTCAAGCGGTTGCAATTTCTTCTCCTCAATATGATGCTCAAAATGATGTAATTAAAATAAGCGCTGGGGAAAAAGCATTGATATTAGATATTATTTCAGATATTATTGTATCAAAAATTGAATAAATATGGCAAAAAAAGAAGAAGAATACAAAAAACTTAGATCTTATTTAAATAAATCAATCAGAGGTAAAAACACTGATGCAATTTTAAGTGCCTTAGCAACAGGTCCTTTGCATTTAATTAATAATGTCGAAGCAGTAAACGATTCTCTTTATATTGTATCTGCAAAAGAAAAATTTTTAGATCAAAGACTTGGAGATAAAGGTGTTATTAGACCTTCACAAGTAGGGCTTTCTGATGAAATATTCCGTGAAATTGGGATTGAAATTACTAATAGGAAACAAGTTAGAGATTTAATTCATCAACTTTTAAGAATTTTATATGGAGAAATTTATACAAGAGCTACTTCTCCTTCTTTTGAATATGAACCTTTTAATTTAAAAGATAATGATAATTTAATATTATCGTTTGACGACTCTGATCCTCTGGAAATATTTTTTAAATCTGATCAATTTGAAAATATTAACGCCGCAACAGCTCAAGAAGTGGCCGATGCCATCACTAAGCTGATTAGAAAATCAGGGAAAACCGGGTCTGCTTTTTTAAGAGAGGAAAACAATAATAACAAAGTGGTTCTGATATCATCTACAGACGGCCCTTCGTCCAGCGTCAAAGTTCTTGGTGGAAGTGCTCAAAATGTACTTAAATTTGATCAAATACGACCAACTACTGCTAACTCTACAACGCAATGGTCTTTTACACAAAAAGCAGGAGGAGCCATAAGAGCTACCTGGGTTGGCGGAGCCGATCCTTCCTTAGGAAGAGTTAAGGTAGGCGATTATGTCAACATATACGGAGATATTTTTTTCAAACCTGGTGCCTGTTCTTTACCGGGTTATGCAACGCAATCTACTTGTACGTTAAACGGAGGAACTTGGACAACGGGACTTGATAACCGAGGTACGTTCACGGTGACAGTTGTTCAAGGAGGATCCTCTCCGGGCAGTTCTTATGTAGAATTTGAAAATCCAAACGGGGTTCCTCAAGATACAGGAGTTTGTTCTTTATCAGAGTATTCAAATCAATCCACCTGTGCATCAGGCGGAGGAATTTGGACAAGCTCTGGCCAAGTATCTTCTGATGCTGTTTTATTTTTTAACCCCAGGAGAAGAATTTTAACTACTAACGAAAGATATGCAGCAGCTTTTCAAACTTCTCCAAGAACTATTGAAATTTTTATGCCTGCTACAACAAAAGTTGTTAGAAGAAACAGAAAAGGAGCTGCGCATATTTATGCAGATAATACGCCTTCTCCAGAAGGTCAAGTCGGACCTTATTCATACGACACAACGGTAGGGTATACAATAAGCGATAAAGCAGCACTTACTACTGAGTCTTTAACAGTTAATAGCGATACAATATTACTTGTTAATGATTCTTCTGAATTCCCAGATAGTTTAGGATATCTAATGATAGGTTTAGGGACATCTCATCAAGAAGGTCCTGTTCCCTACATATCCCGTCCTTCTTCTCAAACAATAAGAATAAACCCCTCTTATAAATTTAAAAAAAATCATCCGGTGGGAACTGACGTTTCATTAATATCTAAACTTTCTCCTCCTCTACCCAGCAGGGATGGTACGGATTTGCCGTTTTTTTTAACTGATTCAATAGCTGGAAGAATATATGCGGAAAAGCTTATTCGAGAAATTACCGCAACAGGAATTGTTGTAATATTTTATATTCTTTACCCAGATGACGTAGGTTTAGGAAATTATTACAAAGAATCTAGTTTATCAGAAAAATATTACATTTGGGGTACAGAGGAAGATTTATAATGGCTACTCAAAGAGTTATATCAGGCGCACACATCAATTTGCATATAAATGGAAAACCTTATAACGAGGTCCAACAGTTAAGTTACACTATAGATTACGGCGAAGAGCCTATCTATGGAATTGACTCTGTATTTCCTCAAGAAATAAAAATTACAAGAGTATCTATTCAAGGGAGTGTTTCTGGCATAAGGGTAGCCAATTCAAACGGCTTGCAAGGACAAAGCATTAGACCTAAGATT